AAGCTTTTAACAGCTTACACACTAAATGACCCACAACATCTGTGGTCGAAATTACCCCTAGACTTAGGGTTGGAATTGCCTTCTCTCTGAGAAGTAGGCCGGAGGGCTACTCAAAATATTGTATTTAATACTGTTTTCAAAATTTTAGATTATTTAATCTTTAACTTCTTCTAATTAAAGAATAAGATGATGAAATGAAGTACTAACATTACTGAGGATATTGTAGGTAGCTAAACAGTTCCCCGCGAGGGTGTCCGCTACTGGCCAACCAAACTGTAGGTGCAATATCATTGAGGTTTTGTCAATGTGAAGTGAATTCAGATTGTTCTTCTCAGACTCGAGCGTTTATATCTACACACATATGGAAGTAGTGTAGAGAAGTTTGTTCCGAGCTGTAACTTTAATCATAGATTTTCTGTCAATTATCAACGTCGCGTCTTAAAAGAATTAATTTCTGGACAATAGGTACGCCCGCGAGTTGTCAATGACTAATCCCAAAACCAGGGAGATTGAGTAGAAAAACTATGAATAAGGGCTAACTAAATCGGTGTTCGCCCATGTAAAACTCCCCATTACATAAGATATCTTGTTTTGTAGGGAGGAGTGCACCAATTATTCTATAAACTTACTTCCTTTCTTTTTCCTTTCAAAATGGCCACAACTACACAGAAAATCGTTTTGTTCCGTAAAAATCGTTTTGCCCAAATGCAAGTTCAACAACTTGAGGAGTTGGCGCGCAATAACACTCTAAAGCGCCAAATCTTCGTCGACTTGATTAAGAATTCAAACTTTGCTGCCGCTGGTTCGAAGTTCTTCAAGTTGTATGAATTGACTCAGAAAGGACGAACCATCCCCTGTTTTCAAGCCACTACTTGTCGTCGTGAAATCAAAATTAGATTGGCTGATGGGGATGTCACAATTGGATTGTCTGTGAAAGATAGTGATTTTGATTTATTGTGGTCACGATTGTCTCCCTTGGCCATTTGCCAAGCTCAAATCTTGGGATTTTCTATTACCCATGATGTGAAAGTGCCTCAATCACTTGATACTTTGGCCACCACATTGGCTGCTTTCCTTGAAGGACTCAATGTCGCTAAAAGCGTCACCAGCAAATTGATATCTGCTCTATGTAAGTTGGTGATTTTGCTCCAGTCCAAATTTGATCGTGTCACAGCCATTGCTTTGTTGATTGACGTTCTTGTTTCTGTTGACATTGATTTTACAGTTGCACAACAAATTGTTCAATCAATTTCAGGACACTTGAAGGTGGCTTTTCAATTTTTGACCAACGCAATTGTTGCTCAAGTTGATCAACAACCTATTGTAGCTTTGACAACAATTTTAGCTACCATTCTTGGTTCACTCTTCCTTGGATCCATGCCAAAAACATCGAATATTGAAGGCTGTGTTTCCGGAATCAAGCGATTGGGTGACATTGCGAGAGGCCTTGATAGTTCTTGGAAGGTTTTTGAACGCATTTCCAACTTCGTGTTTCAAAAAGTCTTCGAATGGAAAGAGGGTCACCCGGTTTCGATTGAAGAATTGGACGAATTTGTCTCCGGAGTCAAGGAATGGTTTCATGAGGTTCAAGAATTATCTGCTTTGAACTTGAACGAGAAAATAGCTATGGAACCTGAAACATGTGAACGCATTGAAAGATTGCATGCACAAGGATTGAGATACTCTCAGATGGCATCAGAATTCAAACTTGACAGGAAAATGATGGAACCGTTCAACGTTCATTGGAGAATAATGCAATCCATGTTTGATAAAGCAACTGCCTCAGGTGCTTTTCGAAGTGGACCTCGTGTTGAACCAGTCGTCATTTACTTGTTTGGTGAATCTGGTGTTGGAAAATCTGGCATGACATATCCTCTGGCTATTGAATTGCTCAAAATTGATGGTATTACTAAAATTGATGGAAAACCGGATTTCACGCGAGACATCTACATGAGAAATCCCGAACAGGAATACTGGGACAATTATCGCAATCAAAAGATTTGCATTTATGATGATTATGCTCAAGCAGTTGACTCAGTGTCTAGACCAAATCCTGAGTTTTTCGAGATCATTCGGACCGGAAATTTGGCACCTTACCCTTTGCACATGGCCTCATTGGAACAGAAAGCAAACACCTTTTTCAAATCAAGAGTGGTCATTTGCACTTCGAATACAAACATTGGTCGTATTCGCCCAGCTTCAATCACTTGCGCTGAAGCTGTGAAGAGGCGAGTTGATGTCTGTATGGAAGTGAAAGTGAAACCACGATTCCAAATGCCTGGAGATGGAGCTTTTGCCACAAAGAGGTTGGATCCTGCTAGGGTTGAAGCTCTTCTCGGAGTGAAACATTCTACGGATGTTTACATCTTTCAACCTGTGAATCCATTGACAGGTCATGCTTTTGGTAGACCCATCGAGTACAATCAGTTGGTGCGTCAAGTATCACGCTTGTACGAACAGCGGTATGCACGGTCCCAGGAAGTTTTTCAACATTTGGAAAATATTGCCTCTGCCCCACGTTTGGATGCCCAGATGGAGGTCCATGACTTGAAGGACAAATATGAGGAGTATTCGAATCAATGTGATTTGAGGTTAATTAAAGCAGCTCAGCTTAGGAAATGGCCTCGTACTATGTTGATGGCATTTCTTGATAACATCCTTGACTTCCAAAATATCTTGAGCCCAGATTTATTCGAAGAATTGATTAACATGCCAGTTGATCGTGCCATCGATATTCCTGAGATGATGAAGAATATTCTGGAGAACTATGATGAGATTTTTGTCCCTGATGCTTCCAAAATCATGCACAGGTGGTTTACCACGCAATTTGATTTGTTCGCTCCAAACTTGGCTTGCATGGTTGTCGATGTGAAACCCTCGTCTTATTCTACGATTATTGTGCGCAACTTGAAAAGGCAAATGAACATTTTCATTGAAAAAGCCAAGGAATGGATTGCATATATCAAGGAGAAGATTGAAGCACACCCCTACATTGCCATTGGATTGATGATTATTCCCGCTGTTATTGGAATGCTGGGATTTTATTTCAATCGTGAGAAGATCACCTTGACCAACTTCAAGCATCACAAACTTGTGCGGAATAGGCGCGTTAAGCATGCTCATCGATGCATTTTGTGTGGAGAAGTTTTTACTCACACTCACTACATCGATGAGAGTGCTAATGAGTATGAGATCTGTCAGAAATGTAAGAAGAACTCATGTGAAATCGATCTGGGTGATTATGTGATCTACGAAAATCAGATCAATGGATGGATTCTGGCATTCAAGCGTTTAGATTTGGAGGAAAGTGATGTTCATTCGCTATTGTGTGCTAACAGCTTGAAGTCCTTTTATGAGATGTGTGAAGAAAGAAAAGCTTTTGCTTTGACGAATTCAAATGATTCCACAGTGAAATTGGCTGTTGAGGTGGCATCTTCTGGCGATATCAACACCAGAAAAAGACCTTTGGTTCGCACTGAGTTGGCATCTTCGGGAGATATTACCACACGTAAACGCAATGTAATTTCCGTGGAACTTGGGAAATCTGGTGATGTCAACACACTGAAGAAGCAAATTGTTCACACTGAACTTAAGGCTGAAGGAGCGACTGATCCCAATTCGTTAGCTGTGTCCAAGAAAGTACTCAACAACATGTACAACATCGATGTTCTGGACGGAGCAGTTGCCGTTGGGAGGATGAAAATGACATTCTTGCGTGGGCGGGTTGCAATCACAGCTGGACACTTGAAACCATATTTGGATAAATACTCTTCTGTTCGCATCTGGAACAAATCCAAGCCGCAAGGACATGTTATTCCAACGCGCAATTTGAAGGTTCGTCCAGTGATAGGCCAAAATGGGAAAGAAAAGGATCAGATTTTGATTGAATTTCCATCTGTGCACGATCATGCTGACATTACAGGTTCTATTGCTAGCTCGTTTGAGATGAGCAAGTTTCAGACAGTTTCTGGATGTCTGTTGGTTCCTTGTGATGACGGAGCTGTCATGAAATATGGAGATATTCATGCTCAAGATTCCGTCTTGTATTACGAAGATGCAAAGATGAACAACTCTTTGACAATTCGTGAGAGATATCAATACACTGCATTTGAGACCGTTGCAGGTGATTGTGGATCCATTCTTATGGCTGTTTCTTCCCAGTTGCCACGGAAAATTTTAGGATTGCACGTGGCTGGATCATATGGTTTGGGTGTTTCATCGCCCTTTAACATTTCCGACATTGAGAATGCTTTTCTGGCCTTTGACATGAAAGCTCAAATTTCCGTTTCTTGGGATCCTCTCGTTAGTGAACATCTGTTTGCTACGGAATGTGCGTTGCCTGAAGGCAATTTCACTGCAATCGGAAGAGTTCCACAGGGAATGGCAAGAGCGACAAAAACTGAATTGCGTCCTTCATTGATCCATGATGTTGTTACCAAACACACAACTATCCCAGCTGCTTTAACACCAAAGCGCGTTAATGGTAAATTGCTGGACCCTTTGGAGCTTGGACTCAAGAAATCTGGTTCAATTCCTCCATTTGCAGATCCTAACAAGATTGACATCGCCATTCGTGATGTTGAGAGAAAGATCAATTGCAATATTTTGCCACAACATCAGAAGATCTTGACACCATTTGAGGCAGTTGCTGGAATTGAGGGTGATCCATTTATGGCTGGTATCAATCGAAATACGTCGCCTGGATATCCATTTGTTTTTCAGCGTGGCAA